CCCTGGAAGCCCAGTGCCAGTGCCGGCCCCAGCAGGCGTGAGTTGGGTTCGAACTCCAGGGTGAGGCTGACCTTGCAGGCATCTTCGGCCAGCGCATGGAATTCCCAGCGGCCGTGCAGGCGCCTGAACGGCCCATCGCGCAGCTGCATGTCGATGTGGTGCGGGCGCTGGAGGGTGTTTTCGGTCATGAACCAGGTCGAAAACGACCCCAGCCCCAGGTCCAGCCGCGCCACCAGCCGGTCCGGGCCGGATTCCAGGATCTGCGCGGCCGAGCACCACCGGAAGCGGCGCGGGTAGGCATCAATATCATTGACCAGGTCGAACATGCGGGCAGCCGAATGTTCAACCAGGGCACTACGTCGGATAGTTGGCATGCGAAGGCTTGGCTGGCGAATCGACCACGGAGGCCCGAATCGGAGACAATACGGAAATGAGCAAGAACAGCGGCAAGGATAAAGCAAAGAACGCGACGGCCAACAAAACCATCGCGCTCAACAAGCGTGCCCGCCACGAATACACCCTCGAGGACCGTTTCGAGGCCGGCCTGGCCCTGCAGGGCTGGGAAGTGAAATCGATCCGCGCCGGGCGCGGCAACATCATCGACGCCTACGCCTACGTCAAAAGCGGCGAGATCTTCCTGATCGGCGCCCAGATCACGCCGTTGATCCAGGCCTCCACCCACGTGGTGGCCAACGACCGCCGCGAGCGCAAGCTGCTGCTCCACCGCAGCGAGATCGACAAGCTGGTCGGCAAGGTCGAACGTGACGGCTACACCATCGTCCCCACGGCGATGTACTGGAGCAAGAACAAGATCAAGCTGGAAGTGGCGCTGGCCAAGGGCAAGCAGACCCACGACAAGCGCGACGCCGAAAAGGACCGCGACTGGGCCCGCGAAAAGCAGCGCACCATGCGCCGCCACAACCGCGACGCCTGACCCCCCGGCGGACACCGTACCGCCTGGCGCATCATTACCACCATCGTAGAGCCGGGCCCTGCCCGGCTGCCCTACCCGCCCCAACTGTCCGGAGCACCGCGTGACCCAGGAAATTCCCCAGGAGACCGCCCCGAGCGCGGACCCCATCGCCACGCTCCAGGCCGACGTCGCCGCCTACGAGACCATCTTCGGCGAGCTGGCCCGCGCCATGGACCCGGCCGCCCTGCTCAAGGTGCTCACCTACACCCTGCGCAACGCCAAGCGCGTGGCCTCGGAGGCCCAGAGCTACGACTCGCTCGAGCACCGCCGCCTGGTCGCCCGGATCGAGGCCCTGATGGCCCGGGCCGAACCCGAAGCCCGCAAGCAGGCCATGACCCAGCGCAACGCCCAGAACCATGACCGCAAGGTCCGGGCCAAGCACCAGGCCGACAGCAAGCGCCAGCGCGAAGGCAGGTAAGCCCAAACCGGGGTGGGTGCGCCTTTCAGGTGACTGTTCAGCTGAATTGGAGTAGCATCGGCCCCGTCAAGTAGCGTCTGGTCGCAGACGGCTTGCAGTTCTTGAAGAAACCGGGGGTGCATTGGTTTCGACGGGGGTTGTGAAGTTACTTGGTGCATGCCGAGGGGGCAGCTTTCCTCGTTAATCCAGCAGCAAACTTCTAGTTGCCAACGACGACAACTACGGTTCGAACGACTTCGCAATCGCTGCCTAAAAAACAGCTTTAGCGTTTAGTTCTACAGCCGCCTAAGGCGAACCCCCGAACCTACTTGTGCCCGTGCTCGTAGATGTAGGGTCATTATCACGGAACCGGCTGTGATGGCTGCCTGTCAGTCACGGCTTAACTAAAGCAGGCTGGTCCTGGGGTGCGCTTTGCACACCGTGCTGCCACAGGGCGAGATTCAACGGTGAGCTAAGCATGTAGTACCGGGGATGGAGTGCCTTCGGACGGCGGTTCAATTCCGCCCACCTCCACCAACGAAGGGTCTGAGAAGACCCAAAGAAGCCGAGAGATCCTTATAAAACGGGGCTCTCGGCTTTCTTTTTGTCCCACGTAGTCTGGGGACATCCGTTGCAGCCCATGCGACTGTGGGGGTATATCTTGGGGTATCCGCCCTGCTCCGAAACACGATACCCCCATGCCCCTGACCGACGTCGCGATCCGTCGCGCCAAGCCGTCCGACAAGCCCCAGAAGCTGACCGACGGCGGTGGCCTCTTCCTGTTCCTCACTACCGCTGGCGCCAAGAGCTGGCGCTGGAAGTACCGCGTCGCCGGCAAAGAGAAGCTGCTGGTCATCGGGCTTTATCCCGACGTGACCCTGGCCATGGCCCGTGCTTCCCGCGACGATGCTCGTCGGCTGCTGGCCAGCGGGGTGGATCCGGGCGTGCAGAGGAAGGCGGCCGCGACGGCAAGGGCCGGCATCGACCCGGACAGCTTTGAGGTCATCGCGAGGGAGTGGTTGCGCGGCAGGCAATGGGTGCCCGGCTACAAGAAGAAGGTCGAGGCCTGGTTCGAGAACGACGTGTTCCCAGCCATCGGCGCCCGGCGGGCGGCTGAGCTGCGCGCGTCGGACTTCCTGAGCATCGCCCGCAAGATGGAGGAGCGCGAGGCATTCGAGTCCGCCCACCGGGTAATGCAGAACTGCGGCCAGGTGATGCGGTACGCCGTGGCCACCGACCGCGCGGAACGGAACCCTGTGGCAGATCTGCGCGGTGCGCTGGTGCCGGCGCCGGAGAAGAACCATGCGGCGGTGGTGGACCCGGTCCAGTTGGGAGGGTTGCTCCGTGCCCTGCACGCCTACACCGGCACGCCGGTCGTCCGAGCTGCGCTGCAGCTGATGCCGCTGGTGTTCGTGCGGCCCGGTGAGCTGCGGGCGGCCGAATGGGCGGAGATCGACCTGAACGCTGGGCTTTGGAGCATCCCCGCCAGCCGGATGAAGATGCGGCAGCCCCACATCGTGCCGCTGGCGCGCCAGGCCGTAGCCATCTTGCAAACGCTGAAGGCAACCTTCCCCACGGACTACGCCGGCCCCTACGTGTTCCCGGGCCTGCGTTCGGACGCCCGCCCCATGTCGGAGGTCGCGGTGCTGGCCGCTCTGCGCAGCATGGGATTCGACAAGGACACCGTTACCGGCCACGGCTTCCGGGCGACCGCGCGCACGCTTTTGGACGAGGTGCTGGCCTACAGGCCGGACATCATCGAGCACCAGCTGGCGCATGCGGTCAAGGATCCGAATGGCCGGGCCTACAACCGGACCACGCACCTGGTGGAGCGGACGCGGATGATGCAGGAATGGGCCGACTACCTGGACCGCCTGCGGGCCGGCAACGTCGTCACCCTACGTCCCGGTCAGGCCGCCTGATCTTCCTGCAGGGCATCGTAGCGGTTGGCGATGCGGTCGAATCGCGCCGCCTCCGCGCGAAGCCGGGCAGCACCCATGCTCCGCTGCGCCCGCGCCCGCCAATCGCCGCTGCGATCGATGTCCAGGGCGTCGGCCTGCTGCCACAGCGAAGCCGCCCGTGCGCGCGCCCAGCGCGCCTTACCGATGTCTGCTTTGGTCATGCCGCAATGGTGAATGGGGCGCGTCGCAGCGCACGATACGCCAGCAACGGCAGCTGACTAGGTTTCCCCGCGCATCATGACCAAGCCGGGGCAAGCAAGGCGCACCAGAAAGCAATAACGCATGCAGCCGCCATCAAAGCCGACAGACCGCTAAACATCAGCCGTCGCATCACCACTCTTCCTAGCGGCTGGGAACGCGGGGGAAAGCGAGAAAATGGCCAGGGTTTGGCTCGTTGCACCGCCGCCCAGTAGGCTGCGGCGTTAGGAAGCAACTCCCCTGCGGCTACGGCCTCGCGCTGAATCTTTCGAGATTCACCCACCGCTCCTGCCATGGTGCAGATTAGGCTGCCAAAGAACTTAGAGATCAGCACTAACAGCAGCGCCGCCCCTAGCCAAGGGGTAGCCAACTTGATGGCTGACATTGAAATCAGCCCCTCTAGCTTTGGCAGGTTTGCCGCAGCCAGACCAAGAGCTGCGGCCGTTCCGGCTGTGAACCAGGTAACGAAGACGTCGAGCGAGCGAAAGCCCTGGTCTGCGGCGGCTACAAATACTTGAGCCACATGGTGATCGGCAACCGCTGCGTCGTTGACGAGGTTAGGCCTTCTAGGTTGGTCGCTCATGACTTTTCCCGTAGGGGGCCCATGGCCCCACCAATTTGTCGCGTACGCATCACCCAGTCACGATCATTCACTTCGGGGGAGTACTCAGCTCGAGCTCCAAATTGCTTCCTCGCTTGGGATATGCGCGGTCCACCAGTCGCTTAAATCCCTCCCACGAATCAGATGCGCGCATGAAACCGATGATCGCGTGGAGGTGTTGAGCAAGTGCGGGATGTCCTACATCATCACTCAGCCACTGGTGATGGCGCGCCTTGCGACGACCCGAGTCCATAACAGGGTTGCGGCGCTCCAGCTCCTCCATCACGCCCGGCGCGAGCCTCGCATACACCAAATCCTTGGTGTATGCGGCCACCACACCGGGGCGCTTCAGGGTGCTCCACTTCCAACCCCGAAGTCGGAAAATCTCTTTGTAGAACTCGTCCGGGAAACGCTTCGCCCAAGCCGCCAGCTCCTTCTGAAGGAACTGATCCAGAATCGCCTGCAGTGCTTTTTTATCGCGGACCTCTTGGTAACCAGTCGCCTCGTCGACCAGAGCAACGATTCCCACCTCCGCTAAGCCGCGCATCAGCATTTCTGCTCGCTGCGCCACGGCCAATTGGGGCTTTGACAGCTCTCCCGCGTCCCGTGCACGAAGCCACACGTTGCAGACCTTCGGGAGGGTCGACGCAGCGAATCCATGCGCTACGTTGTTACTCGTCAAGTGCTGGTATCGAATGGGTGACGTCATCGCCACCAGTAAGTCATTGTCTATAAAGGGCCTGAGAGTCGCTGCGGATGCGAAAAAGGGCAATTTCTCACCACCGTCTCCGGTAGGTTCTCCCGTCCGCTGCTGCTCCCCCTTCGGCACATAAGCGCCGCCACGAACCCGGCCCAGGGCCCTGCCAACACTACGCTCCGATAACACACGGGTGCCGTCGGGCAGCACGGCGCAATCGATCGCTAGCTCGCCTAGTTGAATAACGCCCTGGTGCGTTGCCTTCGGCACTCCCCATCGTGCCCGCGCAGCCTTAGAGGCGATCTGACTCATCTCTTCACTAGACAGAACCGCCGCTCTCCGGCGCCCTCCCTTAGCTTGCTTAGAGATCGGCTGCGAATCATCCTGATTGTCGACCATGCTTGCTAACTCTAGTGATGGGATGCTTGCTATGCTGATAGCAAGCATGCTCAGTGTCAAGTAGCAAGCATTTTGGATCTACGCATCAGGAAGGGTGACCGCCGGCCCGCCGCTTGATTCGCTGGTCGACCTCCCCACGGAGTCGCTCTTGGTGCCGCTCCGCCCATAATTCGGCACCCTTCTTACCCTGCTGGTAGCTGGAGCAGAGCCGCGCCTTTCGATGGCTCAGGTTCTCCCGCTGCTGGTTCAGGCTCGCCCACCAAGTCCCGTCGTCCACACGCTGATACAGCCGCAGGACTTCTATGTTGTCCAACAGGAGGGAGTTGGGTTGATCAAAGGTGGCGGTGCCGACGGCGTGCCAGCGGAAATCGGGCGGGAGCATGACGCGAAATCCTACGGGTCCGGCTCTCAAATCCTGCGACGGCGGTCAGGAAGCGTCCGCCTCGCGGATCCGCAGGGCTGGGCCAGGGACGAATCTATTACCGTCTCGGCTGACGCGCCCTGCGGATCCGCGCCGCGTCCAGCTGGAGCCCCCGAAAGGCGGCGTCTCCCCCGCTGTTGGCAGAGAATGTCTCTCCGCCCCCGTGAACAGGGCGCAAAAGCCGGAATCTCAGAAGAGCGCGCTGCCCAGCTGCCGACTGCCGGGCGGCTCCAAGCCGACAAAGGGGTTCACCAGCTGGGTCACCCTGTCGATGCCGCTGGGCACCTGGAACATCGCGGTCTCTTCTGTAACGGCTAGGCCGCGCCAGTCGCTGACTCTTGCAATCCGCAGGTCCTCCGGCTCGACCGGCAGCCAGCGCATTGACCAGTACGGGAACCGCCGCGGGCCGCCAATGCTGCGTCCCAGCTCCATGATGTCGCTGTGGCTGGTGGCGTTTATGATCCTGGAGTACGCGAGCGCCACGCCCTCTTCTGGGCCCTCGATGTACTGGAGGAACGAACTGCCGTCGGTGAGAAGGACCCCGGTGACCCCGGAAATGAGGTTGTGGGTCGCGGCATCATTGGCCAGCGCATCGATCTGATGCAAAGGCAGTCCAGGTCTGGCTTGGCTGCAGTACACAAGCGCATGTAGAGGCATCATGCCTCCCTCCCTAGTTATCGGCCCCCCGATAGGCGCGACATTACACCCAGCGGGAAGCCGTTGCACGCAGACACGACGGTATTCGGACAAACGGTGCTGGGGGCGGTGCTGGACGCCTCCCCACGCTTCCGTCACGGCCCGCTGACCGGCTAGGAACAGAGAATTTAGTTCTATGTCGGCCCAGATCGCCAACTTCGCTGCACCGCCTATGCCGAATACAGGTCTATTCAACATCACCCACGCCGATACGGTTCCTGTGGAGGGCCAACCGGCCGCCCGACGCGTCACAAGGATCAGGGCACAGTGTCTCACTTGCCTTACAGACCTTCACCCAACTCTGGGGGCGGGATTGGAGGCGGTGGACGGGGGGGTGGTGATCGCTTGCGGGGGCTGCGGAACGCGCCAAGGGGTAAGCAACAATCTCTTCGCGGACGTTACGCGGAGCGTTTAGCCTTCCTCAAGCGGGACTTGCCGCCCCCTCAATGTGGGGCGCCACCAGGGTCGTAAGCTGCTGGATCCCGGGAACCAGAATTCCCACCTCGCTGCGGTGTTCCTTCATCAAAGTCCAATCTGCCACAGCCGCTGCATGCAGCTCGTGCTGCTCAACCGGGATCCAATGCATCGACCAATGCGGGAATCTGCGTTCGCCGCCCTTTCCCCTCGCCAACTCAATGACATTAGCGTGGCGGCGGGAATTGAACACGCGAGAATAGACGAGAGCCATGCCATCTTCAGGCCCTTCAAAGTATTGAAGGAATCTGAAGCCGTCGCAGATGAGAATGCCCGTCACACCTGCCAGGCGATTCTGCCGCGCTGCGTCACGAACCAAGTCATCAATCTCGGCAAGGGTGACTCCGGCTGCTAGATCGCTACAGTAGGCAATTGAACACAATGGCATTTGGGCGTGTAGGCAAAGTGGGGGCGAAGGAGCGTACCAGACGAGGGACCGCCGATGTTTGCTGGGGACATCCGGTAGAGGCTCAACGGCAGCCAACCTTAACAGTTGAGATTAAGCAGGGACCCGCCCTTCTATTGCCGCTATGAATCGACGAACACGGTTTCCGTGTGTTGCCGCTCGAAGGTGAGATTGACCGTCCGACCCGCTGCCCGCGTCCGATGTACAGTTCCGGCCGGCACAGTAACGCATTGCCAAGGGCCAAGAACGCGCTTGGCATGTTCAGCGAATTCGATATGCAGCTCACCTTCCACAACGAGGAACACCTCATCGCTCGCGGGGTGCACGTGCCAACGGTACTCGCCTTCGAACACCGCCATCCTCATGCAGCCTCCATTGAAGTCTACAAGCACCTGGTTTCGGTAAGGAGAATCAACTTCCCGCTGCAGAGCCTGGACGTCAATAGTGTCCATCGGCCCGAACCGAGCTTCTTCTGACGCATAGTCCACCGCTGAAGGGAATTCTGCACTCATGACGCACTCCCATACCGGAATCCAGGGAAAGCGGAGGCGGGTGTATGAGTTGCCCCCGAACATGAAGTCTGCGGCCGAGGCTACGCTGCCAACGTGAAGAAGGAATCGGCCATTGCGCCGACGGGGACGGAGGCTCACGGCGTTAGGCAGGAGGTCAACACGCCGCGGAGTAATTCTGAAGCGCAGTTGGACCCCGTCTAGGCGCCCTCCTCATCTTCACCATGCGTTGGGGTTTCAGGCAGATTTGTTTCCTGGTCCCACACCCGCTCGGTGGCCGCTTTGATCATCGCCATCAGCTTCCAGCCTGGCTCCACCAGTTCGTCGCCGGTGAAAGGGTCAGTGATGGCGTACTCGCCACCTATCAGTCCCGCAATGTCATGGCGGATGGTCCGGTCGTAGCGGCGCGCGTTGATGAGGCCGCTGGACCTGTCCCAGTCGACCCGCTCGAAGTGGAACAGCACCGGGCCGGTGTTGGTGCGGAAGTCCCACTGGACGTCGATGCGGGTAGCGAACATCTCCACCGCATTGTTGCCGCCTTCGGACAGGATGAGGCTCATGGTTACTGCTCCACGGAGATGATCGAGAGGTTCTGGGTGATGGTCTGTGCGTCGAAACTACCCGACTGGTGCGCGACACTTTGCTCGGTGAAGGACGTCACGACGGCGCGGTAGGAGACGGTCTCAAGCGGCGAACTGCTGTCGTTGACCGTAAATGACCCGCTCCACGCGGAAAGCGCGACGTCTGGACCATCCAACTCGTTGCTGATGTCAACAGAACCAGTCACGTTGAGCACCTGCCATAGAACCCAGCCGCCGGTTCCAATCTGGCGGAAGAGCTGCACCTGCGCAGTGTTCGACCCGCCGCCCGCGACCCATCCCGTAGATCCGCCGGCAGAGCGCTGACGGCGATGAGTTCGGACAAAGCTGAGCGTAACGGTGCGGTTGTTTCCGTTCGTGCGGAACGGCCCATTGACCAGCTCGGTGCCTGTGGTCTGAGTAGTGCCGGTCTGCACCGCATTGCGCAGCACGCCGGCCGACAGGCTGCCGCCGAAGTAGGCGTTGCCCTTGTTGTCGATCCAGAAGATGCCGTTTCCCTTGCTGGCGGCATTGGGGTCAGACCCGACACCGATGTAGAACATGAGGTCGCCGGTCGTACCGAATGGCTTGCCGTGCACCTGCATGTACCCGCCTGAACGGGTAACCCAGCGCCCGCCTTCGAAGGTCGTGCTTCCGGTGTTGTTCGGATCAACAATGCCGAACCGATCCGCTACGAAGTCGATCCGCCCGATCGTTCCGTTGTTGATCGAAGTCATGCCGATGGCTCGCCCATTTACGTCCAACACCCAGCTGTACTGCGCCATCAGCTGCGTTTGACCATTCTCGAGCTGCGTGGCGCGCGTCTCAAGGATCTGGGTAGCGTTGGCCGACAGCTGCACGGAGGTGTCGTCGGTCCAGAGCGTCGGCGTCGAACCCAGCTCCAGCTTCATGCGCCTGACACTGTTGATCGTGTTGGTGCCCTCGAAGATGATGCGGCAGTTCAAGTAGGTCGTGCCGGCTGGGGCGTTGATTGCGATATAGATCTGCTGCCACTGCCCCACTTTATTTCCATCTGAAAATGCGGTAGCGCTTCCAATGAAACCTTGCGCACTGAACGCACCAACCTCTACGCGCACGTTCCCGGCGGCTGAGTTCCGATACACCTCCGCACTGAGCACGTAGATGCCCGCACCAGTATCAACCCGCTGTTCACTCGCGGTGCCGCCTTGGATGGCGTTCACTGCGAGGTAGTTTCCGAACTTCGCCTCGTAGTACACCGCGCTTCCGAGGGGCGCCGTCCAGTAGGCCAATCCCCTCGCATAGGACGAGTCCTTGAGCATGTTCGGCGTGCCGCCAAGCTTCGCCGTTACCTTCGTGATTTCACTCGACTGAGCGCTGACTCTGCCGTCAACTTGGTCCACCTTCGACTGGAGAGCCTGCATGGCGTTGGCGTCTGCCTTACCGGCCAGCGCGGTGTTGGTGCTGTCGATTCGCTGGCCGAGCGCGACATCGCCGTTCGAACGGGCTTGATCGACCGTGGCCACCTGCGCCGTGCTTGCCGCCCGTTGCCCATCCGAAGGCACCTTCGTCTCCACGAGCCCCACCCGTTGGCCCATTGCCGACAGCCCGTCAGAGGTCGCCTGTGTGAGGGCGCTGACGCTGGCGGCGCTTGCCACGCCGCCGGTGCCGGCTGGCATCCGCGCCACTACTCCATCCAGCCGGGTGGACTCGGCCAGGATGTCGCTGGTGTTCTGCGTTGCCATGCTGATCGAGGCAGCCAAGGCGTCGCCGACCGAGGTGTAGTCCCCGATTTCCTGCCACACCGCCGCGTTGCTGCCGGGCTCCACCGCGGTGTTCTGCTGCAGCGCGCGGTACAGCGTCCCGGCCCGACGCACGAAGTCTCCTACCGGGTAGGACACCTCGGCGGCCCACTCATCGGCACCGACAATGTCCGTCAGGATGCCGTTGAGGGCGGCCACCTGGTCGTCGGTGTACGTGCGCGCGGCCGCGATCGCGTCGTTGGCTGCCTTCAGGTCTCCCGCCAGACGGTCCAGCACCTCCTGCCCGAGCGCCTGGTTCAGCGTCTCCATTTCCTCGTAGTTCGGCACCTTCCCAGGCTGCGCGCCCACGATGCTGCCTTCGCCCGCCTTGCCGCGCACGCTCGCGGTGATCTTGAACCACCACTCCTGGCCGCTGCCGTCGCTGTAGAGGTAGCGGGTCTCGGTAGTCCGGTGGATCTCGGTCCACGGCCCGTCCTGGGTCGGGCCGCGCTCGATGATGTAAATGACCCCTTCCTGGTCAACGGCCGCCCACTCAATGAGCACGCCGTCGGCCACCGGGCTGGGGACCACGCCTTCTACCGGCGGCGTCCCCGGCGGGGTGTAGACCACCGGGAACCACGACGAGTTCATGGGCTGAACCGGCGTCACCACCGGCAACCCTCCTGCCCCGATCTCGATCAGGGTGATTTTCCTTGCTTGCATGGAGTCCCCTACTTGGCGTTCGTGGCGTTGAGCGACGACCGCAGTGCGCTACTGCTGGTAACGGCTGCCGTCTTCCCCGTGGACGTTGCAATCGTGCTCAGAAGCGAGCGCACGTCCGTCAACAGGGCGTTGGTTTCCTGCACCGCAGCCGTGGCCGCCGCCTGCCCCTTGTTGTCCACTACCAGGTCGAACACTGCCCGGCTGAAGTTGTCGGGCAGCGCCTCGATCGCGTCGGCCAGCTGCCCCATGGTGGTGCCGTCCTCGAGGTCGAGGTTGCCGACCTTCATTCTGTCGATCAGGCCGGTGACTTGGCCGTAGAGCGCGTTGTAGTCCTTGCCACTGGCGTAGAGGTTCTGACCGAAGCCCAGGGCCGCCTGAGCGGCCGCCTGCGCCGCGCTGGAGTCACCGCCGGACACTGCGCGCTCCAGCTCCCGCATCGTTGTCTGCAGCTTCTCCTGATCGGTCAGCGGCGACAGGTCGCTAACCGACAGGCCATAGGTCATCGCCTTCTTGTCGGCGTCGATCTGGGCCTGCAGCTTGCCCATGTTGGTGGCCCGCAGCGCCTCGATCTTCGCCAGATCCTCGGCACGCGCCCCGGACAACCCCAGCGCCTTGGCGTAGTCGTTGGCCGCCTTCACCTGCTGGCGGTAGGTGCGCTCGACGGTCAGGGCTTGGGACTGGTAGCCGGTGAGGTTCCCGGTCAGCAGCTGAGTGGAAACGTCGGCCATCAGGGTGGCGTAGTTGCCCAGCAGCCCGGTCACCTTCTCGATCTGGGTGGCCAGGTCCGTGCCCGCGACGCTGGCGAGGTCCTGGAAGTAGTCCACCGCCTTGTTGACCTTGTCGATCTCCAGCCCATTGAGAGCGCGCCCGAGCTCGTCGGCATTGCCGACTGCCAGCGCGATCGAAGCGCTCACCGCGCTGAAAACGTCCGCGGCCTCGAAGTAGCCATCGAGCTGGCCGCCGAACCCCGCCACCCTCACCGCTTCCGTGAACAGCCGGTCGGTCATGTCGCCCAAGTAGGCCGCCAGCTGCTCCTTGGCCTCGGCCGAGTCGGCCGACAGGGTCAGCTTGCCCAGCGTGACCTTCACTCCGGCCAGCTGCTTGGACAGGTCGACGCCGAGCTGCTTGGCCAAGTCCGTGCTGGCGCCGCGAACCTGGCGCGCGGCCATGTCGAAGGTCCGATCGATGTTCGGGTCCAGCCCGGTGTACTGAGTCCACTTCTTGTCGCTACGGAACAGGCCGCCCTTGGCCTTGATGTCCGCGTAGCTTTGCCCGTCGAACCCACCGAACCCGTAGCTGCCCGTCAGGCCCTGGCCGGTGATCTTGGGCGCGCTACGCCCGAACAGCTTGGCGTGGATGCTCGAACCGGACAGGATCGAAGCCGTCTTATCGTTGAAACCAAGGCCCCTGAAGCTCTTGTCGGCCAGTCCTACCGCGCCAGCCGTAGCGATCTTGCCGCCCCAGCTCTCACCATTCGCGATGTCCCAGCCCTGATCGAACAGCTCGGCGTTCTTCATCATGCCGGCGACGATCCAGCCGATGATCGGGACCGCCGCAGCCATCGACGAGCTGGCCGCGCCGGCGCCGGCAGCGGCGGACGATCCACCAGTCGCCGCAGCACCGCCACCGGTCAGCGCCGCCACGTTGTTGCCGAAGCCCATCAGCGTGCCAGCGCTGGCGCCGCTGCTTGCCGCGCCAGCCCCCGCGTTGAAGAGCCCCTGCCCCTTCGACAGCAGGCCGGCGATGTTTCCAAGGTTCTGCCCACCGCCGGCGGTCCCGTTGCCGCCGAACAGGCCCATCAGACTGTCCATGCTGAAGCCGCCACCCTGGCTGCCCCAGTTGCTGATCCCCTCCATGACCTTCGTTTGGATCGGAATCACCAGCTTCTGCTGCAGCAGCTCTCGGGCGATGTCGCGCAGGCCCTGCTTGGCCACGTCCTTCATGTCGTCCCAGAGGTTGTCGAAGTCGCGCAACCCGCTTGCCGCGAAGTCAGCGAGGGCATCAGCAGCCCCATCGACGCCGTGCATCACCACGTCGGCCCACGCCTCAAAATTGGCCGCTGCATCCTCCACCTGGATGGACATGGCCGCAGCCGCGTCGGCGGCGGCCAGCATGGAACGTTCGTACTCCTCATAGCTCGCCGCGCCCTTCGCCAAAGCGAGTGCCTCCTTGCTGCCCGCTGCTTCGACCGCCTTCTGCAGTTCTTGGCGCATGTCCCGCTCGTTCATCAGCTGGCGCCGATAGAGCTCGCGGGCGCGGCCGATCTTGCCCAGCATGGCCAACTCGCCATCCATGGTGGCGATTAGCGATTCAGGTCCTGCCATAGCGGCGTCGACCTCGGCAGCCACCTTGGCGTACTCGGCGGCGCTTTGCGCCATCAGTACGTTAGCGTCAGCTTGGGCAATGTTTCCTTCCCCCAGCAGGCCGTTGTACTCGGACATGTTGCCCAGGTGCTTCGCCATGGCCGCTGCCAGGGGCCCGCTCATTGCGCCGGCTGCCTCCTCCGCCTGTTGATGAAAGCGGTCTATGGATTCACGCTGCCGCTTGAGCGCCTCGGCGGCTTGCTTCGCTTCACCTGCCGCCTTGTCGCGCTCCGCCTTGCCAATGTTGCCAGTGGCCCGGTAGGGCACAGTGTTTGACTTAAGCGCTTCCTCCGGCAAATTCTGGCCGGCGTCAATCAGGACTGCCTGGGGCTTGTACCGCCTTGTCAGCTCACGTTGGATGCGGAGGCGTTCGTCCTCGAGCCGCTTTGCTTCTGCATCTCGCTTCTCCGACGGACTTTCGACGGCGAGCAGCAACTTTCGCCGAGCGTTGAGCGAGCCCAATTGCTCGTTGAGGGCGTCTTCCGACGCAGCCCCAAGGGCACTGGGCGTTGCACCTTCAAGTCGCTGCAGCTCAGCGAACCGGTCGATGAGGTTCACAATCTGGACAGCGCCGTTCGCCATCTCGCCCGTCAGCTGGGCGGTCCAGCGCGTGACACTTGCGAAGGCGTTACGCGTTTGCTCGGAGCCCATGACCTCCGTCAGGCTCTGTAGTTCGGGCAACAGCTTCTCGGCAACACTGTTCTTAAGGCCCTGCATCGCCAGGTCGGCCTGCACCGACATTTCCCGAAGCCGTTGCGTGGCCTTCGTGGTCTTGCCGTCAATAATCGCGCCAACGGACTCGGCCGCGTCGCCCCACTGCTTCAACCCGGCGCTATTGTTGCGTAGCAGCGGAATCAATGCCGATGCATCACTCGCAATGGCCTCCATATAGAAGGTCATCTCTGTCTGCGACAGGTTCGCTCGCTCCAGGCTCTTGAAGTAGAGACCGAGCGCGTCCGGGCCGGAGAGCTTTCGCATCTGCTCGGCGGTAACCCCTGTCCTCTTCGCGATGTTGTCGAAGAAGTCAGCCATGGCGCCGCCGCCGGTCTGAATATAGTCGCCGATCTTGTCCTGCACGTCCTTGAAGATGTCAGCCAATTTTTCGTGGGAAACGCCTACCACTTGGGCGCCCGCTGCCCACCGCTGGAACATCTGAGACGTGGTCCCCGAAAGAGCCGACATGCGGTCGTACTCGACGCTCAGTGCTGCTACTTGGCGGGTCCACTGGACCACCGCCGTGCTGCCGGCCGCCAAGCCCGCTGAGATCGCCACGCCAATCGCGGTGCCGGCCTTCTTCGCGGTCGCCTGCATGCCCAGCATGCTCTGTTCAAACTGGCGCGCAGACTTACCGGCATCCTTCACGAAGGAGCCCGTCTTCATGAGCAGGTCGACAGTGAGCGTGTAGAGGGACATGTAGGCTCCAGAAACAAAAAAGCCCCGCTATACGCGGGGCTTGGGGTGGGCTGTTAGGTGCTACTCGAGCCGATTCAATAGCTGGGAATGATGCCTCTCAGCCTGTACGACCCTTGCCAGGGCAACCAGGAATATCCCGAAGGCAATCACCCCAACACCCATGGTCGCTTGTGTGAGCATCAATGCGCCGGCGATGGCGGTCAGTATTGCGATGACGATCAGAACTATGTGCATGAACCCTCCGTTGGCACTGGAGGTCCCATATTGCCAGTCATCTGCCCTCAGGCCGGGATTTCTTCGAATTCGAGGTAACCCGTGAAGTACTGCCTGCTCACGTTCTCCGCGCTCGGCAGCTGTGTCGCGTAGCCATAAAGGGCCGCGCGCGCGGCCAGCTCCGGATCGAAGGCCTTTGTGCGCATATCCCGGTACTGCGGCACCAGGCACGCTCGCTGGCGTCCGGCCATCGCCTGGGCTACGGTCTCCCAGTCAGCCCCGGCTAGTCCGCCCTTTCGAACCACCTCCGTGGCCCTAGCGCTCATCGTAGCCGTCAGGCGGCGATAGGTGGCGCCGGCAACCGTGTTGACCTGGCCGCCCTTCGTGCGGGTGTGCATGCTGGTGTCGATCGCCGCCACGGCCCACCCGTCGCTGATTCCGACGTCCACAGCGCGGAAGATGGCGACCTCCCCGACCTCGACGTTGGCGACCGCCGTATCGATCTGCACCGCCACGCTCGAAACCGGGCCGGCCGCCGCTGGGAACAGCCACGCGCAGACGCTGCCGTCCGGCAGCCGGATCGAGGTGGCGGTGGCGCCGGCGGCGCTGACCTGCACCCCGGGCGGGATGTTGAGACCGAGCACGGCCACGATGCCGGGCACGATTGCCTCGGCCAGGACGATGTTGATGGACAGCGCACCGGTTCGGCTGATGCGGCTGCGGCGACCTGGCTTGCCATCGAACAAGGCGGCGCCGGCATCGGCTGTCAACCAGGTGCCGCCGACCAACGAAACCGACTGAACCGCCGGCATTCCATACCCGATCAGCACGCCTGGCCACCCCGCTTCGCAGCGCGAAGCGCCTCTTCGTTCCGCTGAAGTGATCGCACCTGTCCGGCGAGGCAATCGATCAGCTTGCGTCTCACGGGCCCGTGATCCAGCGCGAAAATAGACTTCAGGGTGCGCGCAGCTCCCGCGACTAGATAGCGGGTAAGGTCTGTTGGTTCGGTGCGCGACGCCTCCGTTGCACCAAGATTCCCCTTTTCAGGATCAGTTTGAATGGACATGAATGATCTCCAAGAGGCAAGGGCTATCCTCGCCGAGCTAAATCGGGTGCATGGGGAATTTGAGGAATTGATGAGCGCTGGAGATAGGCTGAAGAACAGCCGCGCCTATGAGGTAGAGGAGTTTCGCGAGCGGCTCATCGCCCTAAAGGCGTACCTCAATCAGCGCAGCAAGAACGCAACCGTCGATGGCAGTAGGCGCACGCTTTCGCGATTGGAATCTGCATTTTTCGATCCGGCAATGCGATCAGCCTCTGCCCATTTCCGCTTGCGGATCAATGCCCCGACTTCGGGGTGGGTATCGGGGTTGTACGAATCGGCCTCAGATATTTCCTATTACGCGAGCCAGCTCCAGTCCTATATCGAGGAGGAAGGCGGCTAGCCCCACACCGTCAGTACCACCTCCCCCGTGGCAGGGTTGCGCTCCACGCGCCTAACGAGCACCTGCTTGCCGCCGGCAAGGCCATACCGGCCGTACGTGATCCGGCCGATCTGGCCGGGCTGCGGCGCCAGCTCCTGGTCACCGCGCACGCTGACCCGGTAGAAGAACCGCTGCTCTCGGTAGATGGCCACCACCCGGTCGATCTCGGCCTGGGCATCCGCTGCGCGCCAGAACAGGGCAATGACCGGATCCGCCGCATCCGCCCGGCGATACTGGGGGTGCAGCGCCCCGGCACCGTACACTTGGGCCCGGAACAGTCCCGCCAGCTCGTCGCGGCGCCACTGGGGCACGTCCACCACGTCGGTGACCAAGTCGGACGCGGCCAACGCCTGCGCGTTCGGACGGTAGGCCATACGGCGGGTCAGGTTCGGGGCATCGTCCGGCACACACAGCAGATCCTCGGCCAAGTCGTCTTCCACCAAGTTGAAGGCCGGCACACCGCCGTAACTCTCCGGCGCGACCACGCGGGTAAACCGCAGCGCCCCATTCGGATCCTGGTAGCACGCGGCGCTGTAGCTGGGCAGGATCGCGTTCATTGCGTCCCGACCGGTGATGGCGTTGCCAGCGTAATACCCGATGCCCGCGTACCCGGTGGCGGCGTCGATCGCTGCGCAGTCCGTGGCCACCCAGGCTGACTTCTCCAATCGGCCCATGATGTCGGCCATCGCCTGCTGCAGGGTCGCCGGCTGCTGCCCCGGCCCTACGCTGGACAGGTCTGCCACCACCGGCGTCACCGGTGGCGACTTCATGATCAGCTGCTGGCCGTCGGGCGAGACGCTGTAGGTGCCCGGCTCCATCGTGTCGCCGCGATCCATGACCACATCGGCGAAGACCGGGCCGTCGGCCACGAACATGGCCGTGGCATCGGAATTGGCGCCCATCGCGGGCACGCTGGCCACCGCGCCGATCACGACGGGCTGGGGCTTCCATGCAAGCCCGGTGATGTTGGGCAGGAACACCCCCCGGTTGATGGTGCCGTCCAGGTCGTCGTGTGCGTCCTTGAAGTGCAGCGTCTTGCTGCCATCGTCGTTGATCTCGATGCGGTCCACGGAGAAGCGGAAGACCGGCACTGTGTCGTTGAGCATGCCGGCCTCGGACCCCATGCGGATCTGCACGGGTAGGCCGGTCACGCCGCGCTGCGCCAGCTCGTCCAGCCGGCCCTCGGCATCCAACACCGTGCACTCGGCGGCGCTGGTCTGGCTCACCGGTTCCCCACCCCACGGCCAGAAGTTGATCTCGCTGACCAGGTTGATGCCCTCGGCCAGCATGCCCTCGAAGCGGGCATTGCTCGGGGTGTCCCCGGGCGCAGTCAGCCAGTCCACGTCGGAAATCCGAACAACCTCTGCCGCCGGCTCCGCCAAGCCCCAGCCTGCCGCAGCGGCCGGGCTGCGGGCGCCCCACTGGCCGGCGTTCACGGCCATGTTCAGGCCACCGGGCTCGGTCGCTGCGAGCGCAGCGGCAAAGTACAGCGCGCCGGCCATGACGAAGTCGCGCTGGTGGACCAGTTCACCGTTCCGATACAGCTTGAGGCGGTTCGGGCTGCCAATCTCCACCAGCAGCCCGGCGGTGTCGCCACGGCTCACGAACGGGAGCCCAACAGCTGCGGCGGTTCCGTTGATCATCAGCCGGCCGGCGGCCAAGTTCCAGCCCAGACCGCCGGCGGTTGCGCCCGGATAGGTGTCCAGCGGCGCCGAGCTGGTCACGATGCCCACCACGGCCGCCATCTCGTCCTCACCCCACGCGGCGAACTCCACCCCGACCGTGCCTTCGGTCTGGGCAATGTCGGAGCGGGCCATGCGGTTGAAGTCGGCGGCCGATGTGGTGGCCAGGGTAAGTCCGCCATCACGAGCGGCCAGAAGCGGGCCGATGGGTGCCGCAGCGAAGCGACCGAAGGTTTCAGCCATGGGGCCTCACAAAGAATCGAACCAGTCCTGGGCCTCGTCCTCGTCGGACCGAGGCAGCAGGGAATCGAGGAAGTGCTTCATGCTGCGCCTGGTGCCGCCTTGGCTGTGCGCGGCGGTGATGTACGCCATGAAGGCAGCGGGCTTGATATGCAGGCTGACCGGGTCGAGCGGGTTGCGCTTGTGGAATTCCCACCACCACAGGAACTCGCGCCGCGTCATTACGGCGCGCAGCTCCCCGACGGTGCGGTGCAGGTGCCCGGCGAGGACGTGCCAGAACCAGTCCTCGCCCTGCTGCCTTAGCCGTTTCCCGCCTCTTCCTGGATGACCTCGGCAGCCTCACCGAAGCCAGCGTGCTTGAGGGCGATCTCCTGGAACCGGGCCGCCACGCGCGGCTTGAGCTGGCCGGCCTGCTTCTCGGTCATGACCGTGCGGCCATCCTCGTCGCAGATGGTGGCGGCGATCAGCTTGGCGCGATCGCCATCCGACCACAGCTTGCGGAACTCTGCGTCGGGAAGAGCGCGCACATGGAACCGCGCGGTGACGCCGGGCTCCAGCTCGATGGTATCGGGCTGCACGTCCTTCGGGGCGAACATGCCCAAGTTCTGGAAGGACTGCAGCAGCGTCTGGGTAGCGACCTGTTCGGTCACCGGGGTTTCGTTGGTCTTGCTCATTGGCCGTTTCCTGATGTGGCGGCAGGGCGCGCGGCCCGCGCACGGCTAACACGCGGAGGATCCGCGCACCCTGCCAAAGAGAAGGCCCGCCGAAGCGGGCCAGGAGCCGTTCCCCTCGTTACGGGGCCGGGCGGTTGGTGGTGACCGCGCCAGAGCCGCGGATGGTCATCGTAGCCTTCCAGACGTCGTTGTCGGCCACGTTCACCGCGAAGTTCTGGACGAATCCGCGGAACTGCTTGGAAACCACCGTGGTGGGCGCGGTGATCACGCCATCGACCGCCACCGGCAGCGGTACGCCAGCAGTTTCGGACAGCGGCGCGGTGACCAGGAAGTCCACGATTTCGCCGGTGCGGTGCAGCTCTTCCAGCGCCTCGTGGTCTTCGGGGTCGTAGATCACCTCGATGGTGGTGCTGCCGGTCGCCTTGCGGCCGGCCACGAACTGATCCCAGTCGTCGTCGAAGTCGGAGATATCGATCTCCGAAGCCTGGCCGTCTGGGAAGCCGACGGAGCGGACGCGGGTCACCTTGATGACCTCGGCGGCGCCCACGGCGATGAAGAGCTGGGTGTGTTTGGACTTCAAGACAGGCATTGCGTTGTCTCCTGGAGTGGAGCCCGATCGCCGGGCACAAAAAAAACCGGCGAGCGCCGGCGGTTGGGGTTGCTGCTGCGTACGGTTACCGGAGTTCCAGCAACCGCACGTCGAAGGAGATGCCGAAGGCGCCGGTGTCGTCGTTGTCGGGGGTAGGGTTGTAGGATTCAATGCTGCCGCGGCGCTCGACCTCATCGCGGATCGCTACGGCCGCGGCGTTGGCCTGAGTGAGGGACCCGCCCCACACGGTGATGCGCACCCGCCACCCGTCCGCCGGCGGGGCTTCGCTCAGCAGGTTTTCCGGGCTGCCACCGACGATGTCCCAGACGCCGTATGGCATCGCGGTATCGAGCGGCGCGGTGCCGTAGAAGAACCGGATTGGGTTGCCCAGCTGGGCCAGCACGCCGGCGCTGCCCTGCATCACTGCCTGGATCAGCGGAACCATCATTTCCAGCCCCTTGCCTTCATGATCTTGTCGATCGCGTTGCGGGTTTCATCAATCATTACCTGGGCCGCCTGCGGGCCACGGGCCTCCGCCGCAGGGGTCAAGAATGGCTTGGCGCGCATGTTCTTCGTGCCGAACTCGAGGAAGCGCCAGTAATAGGCCCAGCCGCTCTGCTCATACAGTTTTCCGCCGCGGCCCTGCTGGCGGTTGCGCTTCGTGTTGGCGTACTTCACCGTCTTGCCGGTGCGTACGCCCACGGTGAAATACTCGCCGCCAGGGCCCACGCCAGCCTTGCGCCGGTCCTTAGCGGCGGCCCGACGCACCACAATCTGCTTTGCCAGGAAGCCACTGGCGCGCGGAGCGCGGCGGCGCGCCTCGTCCCGGATCAGGTTGCCGCCCTTCCGCATGCCACTCTGGAGCGGCTTGCCTTGCAGCTCCTTGGGCAACTGCCGGAGGGACTGCAACAGGCCTTCGAGACCATCCACGCGGACGGACTCAGCCACGGGGGATGACCTCGACGCGGCCGCGCCGCTTGTAGGTCCGTGCCGCCTCGCGGCGAGGACATATCCGGATCGGATGGTGGTACACGCGAACGATGCCTTGCGTCGTGTCGGCGGACATGACGCGCTTGATCAAGACGCCGTCGAGGTAAACGTCACGCGGCCCTCGCCCGTCACCCCAGGTGTGGATATGGTCAGACATTCTCCCTCCCATGAACGCACCGCAGGCGGATCTCCCGCATGCCGGTGGCGTCCAGCTCCATGGTCTGAATCGAGAACTCTGGCCGCTGTCCGTTCGGCTCGCTCTCCCAGACCACGCGCATCTCCGTGTCGATGCCCGGCAGCCAGCGCAGGTTGATACGGGCGTCCGTCTCGGCACGCTCCGCGCCGGCGGCGACGCCCTCTCGACCCGGCCCGGTCAGCACCTC